AAGCTTTAAGAAGAACAATTTCATTGAACATGTAATTCCCCGACTTTATTATAAGCATTTTACGGTAGCCTATAAACACCGCCAATGCATGCTGAAAAGACTTAATACTTTACAACATGCATTGGATAAAGCAATAACCCGTGACAGTCAATTAGCCCAGTCATTATTGCATCGACAATATAAAAACAATTGTTTTTATCTCTGAATTAAACGCTAGCATTTAATTAATGCGGCTTTTTTAATCCTTTGATTCTCGCACTAGCATATAAGTAATCAGCCTATATGATCAAAGCGGTAGCCGTTTTATGTAAGCGTTATATTATCAACCAAGTGTCTGATAATACCCTACCGGCGTCTACTATATAGCAGATACCGTGCCAGCGTCAGAACCCGCTAGAACCCGCATACTACCGTGGAAAGCTTCCACAAAACAGAACGATAGCGGCAATCGTTGCCGTGACGATAGCGGCAATCGTTGCCGGTATGGTAGATTTTGCCGGTTGCTGGTAGGCTGTCGTTTTTACTGTATATCTTTACAGTATTCTTCAATGCATTAAATCTTTATTACATAAAGCTTTAAATAAGCTTTATGGCTTATACATGATAGTTTTATGCAATATCGGCATAAGGTTTATGTTATTGGGTGGTATATCTTTATTGACCACTATGTAATGGGGGATATGCTTTTTATTGATTGATATTGGGCGGTATTGCGTGATAGTTACTTATGCTTTTTATAATGATTAAATTATATACCACCTGAATGCTGTTTGTTCATACAGTATTATCTCCCATATTAATTATGACAGACTGTAATATTTATGTATTCTTATCAGTTAAACTACTATTATTTTCCGAATAATGATTATTGCCGTTAAAATCATTCAAAACCAGATAATAATACTTTTTCCGATGATAGTTATTGGCCGCATAAGCAGTCGTTATTAATTCTGGTACGAGTCATTATAGCGTCTAGTACGACCGTGCGTGGGCCACCGGGGGTTAGGGCGCTAGTGTGTATACACCAGCACACAGAAGGGTAAAATTGACTTGTTAACCACTTTGTATTTTTGCTAACGTGTATATAGTCGGCAACACACTACAGATAGTGGTATTGCATGAAACTTTAATGAGAATAATTCTTATTTGGAAACACATAGTTGTTGTCTTTGTTGTACAAATGAGACATTCTGGAAAGTCTTTGCTACACAACCCCTACTTTTTACTATAACATCTACATAGTTGATGTAGACAATATCATTCTGTAAAATTGATTAATAATTTTAATTACTTATTTTATATGCTGATGTTACGCTGACAGCAACCTACATAGATCATTATAATGGAACAACAAAAAATAAAAGAAACCATTTTTAAAACTAGGGAACAAGTAGAAAAAGAAGGCAAAGCTTTTTCTTTTCCATATTCTGTTGTTTCAAGAGCTTATCAATTATACATGAAGGAAAAGAAACAAAAATACATCTCCCTCATAGTGATGTTTATTTTGTTAGAGCTGCACTGGAAAAACATACAAACTATTTCTTTCCTTTAGATGTTATAGAAGAAGCCATGCGATTAGAAGGCTGGAAAGAACAAAGACATGTTTATTTAGGAAATAGTTTATAAATAGTTTTTTTTGTTATTTAAAGGGGGTAAAATCCCCGCTAGTTTTTTTTTTGTTATAAAAATAGGAGGTAAAATTGCCAATTGACTACCACGGTAAGACGTTTCCGGGTTATAACAAGCCAATCAAATCTGACCGCGAAGGCAAAGTTGGAATGGTGTTAGCAAAAGAAGGGGAAAAAGTTAAGCTTATCCACTTCGGCGATTCCTCAATGGGACATAACTACAGCCCAGAAGCTAGAGAAGCTTTTAAAAGTAGACATGGAAAAAACATAGCCAAAGGCAAGATGTCAGCAGCATATTGGGCTGACAAGCAGCTTTGGAAAAAGGGAGGAGATGTTAAACAACCTCCAGCTTCTCAGAAGAAGACATTTGGTAAATAATTTATAGGAGTTTTTATGGAAAAGTGGGAAAGGCTTAATGAGCTAGAACAAGAACAAGAAAAGCTTAAGAAAAAATATAGAGAAGAAGAACAACTTCCTATTGGTGGTAAAGTTACTAAGATGGGTGTTCAATACCCAATGGATTTTGGTAAAAGAAAAAAAGATGCAGAAAAAGCATATGACAAACTTCAAAATATGCGAGAGCAAGAAATTGAAGATAATGCTGTAAAAATTAGACAGTTAAGAAAAGAAGTTTATGGAACTACAAAAGATAGTGGTCCTAGCGATGAAGATAAGAAGTTAGCTAGACAAGATGAGTTTAATAAACAGAAGTTTAGAAAAGGTGGTGTTGTTTATGCTAATTGCGGTGCTTCAGTAAAGCCAGCGCAAAAAGTTAAGAAATAAAAGTCTTTTAAGGAGATAGAAATGGCTGTTGGCGAAAAGAAAACTGATGCTCAGAAAGTTGCTGAGCTTAGAAAAGCTGCTGAAGACAAAACGCTTCCTCAAGCTGTTAGAAACACTTATCTGGACAGGGCTAATGAAATTGAACGCGCTGGCTATGAAAAGATGAAAATGAAAGAAGGCATGAATATGGCTAAAGGTGGGAAAGTCCCATCAAAAGCAAAAGCAAAGCCAACAATGGCTGTTATGATTGGACTTTCTCCAGCTAAGAAAATGGCTAAAGGCGGCGATATGAAAATGGGATATGCAAAGGGCGGCATGGCTATGGTAGAAAAAGACGGGAAAATGGTTCCTAGTTTTGCGGCTGATGGTGTAGGCAAAATGGCTAAAGGTGGAAAAGTACCAGCAGCCATTAGCGAGTATGGCGGCAAAGAAAAATATGCTTCAAAAGCTGCTATGATGAAGCATGAAAAGAAAGAGCCAATGAAAATGGAAAAAAAAGAAGGCATGATGGCTAAAGGTGGTGCTGTAAAGAAGAAGCCAATGAAAGGTGTTATTAACAAGTTTGTCTAAATGATAACTGTATATCCTGAGTTAGGCAGTAGCAACACCACTGCTGTAAATGTAAAGCTTCCTTCCACTAGCAGCGATGCTTTTGGAAGGCTTAGAATTTCAGAAGCTTTCACTTTATTTGATTCATCTCATAGATATGCAGATAACGGACTATGGGTTGAAAGTATTACAGGAACGGCTAGTTCTTCTTTTTCAGCAAACGAAGGACTTGTAAATCTTTCTGTTGGTACAGTTAGCGGCAATCAAATCATAAGAGAAACTGTACGGGTATTTTCTTATCAACCCGGAAAAAGTTTACTCAATATGAACACCTTTGTCATGGAGGCTGCTAAAACAAACCTAAGACAAAGAGTGGGATATTTTGGTAATGATAATGGTTTTTATTTAGAAAGAGAAAGTAGCAATGTCTATCTTGTAGAAAGAAGCATTGTTACTGGATCTGTTGTAAATACCAAAGTAGCGCAAGCAGATTGGAATCAAGACAAACTTGATGGTACTGGTCCTTCTAAAATTACATTAGACCTGTCTAAAGCTCAAATTTTATATGCCGACATTGAATGGCTAGGGCTTGGCACTGTTAGAATGGGATTTGTTATTGATGGAGTATTTGTTCCAGCACATAATTTTCACCATGCCAATCTTGTAACTACAACATACATTACCACTGCTTCATTGCCTTTGCGTTATGAAATAACCAACATTGGTACTACAGCAAGTAGTAGCACGTTAAAACAAATTTGCTCCACTGTTATTTCTGAAGGTGGTTACGAACTTAGAGGACTACAACAAGCTGTTGGTACTCCTATAACAACTTCTAGAAGTACGTTAGCTAGTGGTGCTTTTCTTCCTGTTGTAAGTTTACGTCTTAAATCAACTAGACTTGATGCTATTATTATTCTTACAGCAATTAGTATTATGGGTGGGGGCAGTAATAATAATTATAATTGGCAAGTACAAAGTAATCCAACTACTACTGGCGGTACATGGGTTAGTGCTGGAGCTAATAGCAGTGTAGAATATAATTTAACAGGTACTGGACTTACTACTTCTGGTAGAGTATTGGCTAGTGGTTATTTTTCCAGTAGTAATCAATCAACATCATCTGTAGATATTTTAAAAGAAGCTTTGTTTTCATTTCAATTAGAAAGAAATTATTTTACTTCTACTCCATATGAACTTGCTTTGGTAGTGGCTGGAGGATCTTCTGGTCAGCCTATTTATGGTTCTATGGATTGGGAAGAAATTAGTAGGTAATTATGCCAGCAGTACGCGCCAGAACATTAGGAAATGTATTGACTACATCTAGTCAAGATGTTTATACTGTTCCTAATAATTTTACTTCTATTATAGATTCAATTATTATTAGTAATATTACTAATAGTAGTGTTACATTCACTTTGCAGTGGTATTCATTAACAGATGCTGTAGCATACAGTATGTTTTATAATAGTGTATTGCCAGCTAACACTACTATCCAAATTACAGATCTTCTTATTCTTCAAGCAGGAGACAAATTAAGAGGATTGTCTAGTGCAAGTAGTTCTGTTAATATTACTCTTCGCGTTCAAGAAGAATATTCTGTGGTTATTTAAGGAAAGGAAAATGGTAAAGAAATGGATTGATGAAGCTATCGAAAAACCCGGTGCTTTGCGTAAAACTTTAAAGATGAAAAAAGATGAAACAATTCCTACAAAACTTCTCGAAAAAGCTTCAAAAGGTAGTGGAAAGACTGCTAAACGCGCAAGGCTTGCTCTCACGCTTAAAGGAATGAAACATGGCTAGAGAACTTAATGAGAAACAAAAAAAGTTTCTCTCCGTATTATTTGATGAAGCTGGTGGTAATCCGTTAATTGCTAAACAACTTGCTGGGTACACCCAAGACTATAGCACCAGAGAGGTTGTTAGCGGTTTAAAAGATGAAATTGCTGAAGCTACACAGATTTATATTGCTATGAATGCGCCTA